CTGGGGATCAAATAATGTTACTATAGAGGATACAACAGAACTCGCTGGAAGCGGTGGTTGTATTGATCCAGGTATTACGATTACCCAGAATATGACATCTAGTGCGTTAACGCTAGGTTATGTCGGTATCGCTGAGCTTTCTGGGCATTTCACAGAATATGCTTTTTATGATCAGGAGTTACAGATCATAAATGGAGAGTCTTATGAACAACCTCAGATGAGAGGTTGGGCAAATTCATATCTATATGACCCAGAAAATAAGATTGAAACAGTTACTGAAGAGGATTTAGCAAACTATAAAGAGTTTTGGAGGGTACGAAGTGATGGGGTGTGGATACGCCGTAACGCCGAGCCTCCGACCACAGGTAAATTAGAGTTTAAAGATACTATCGGTGGATTACCAGAAGATATGGAACATTATATTGTTCCACTTGATAGTGAATATGGTCAATGGTTGAATACTGATATAAGTGTTTCCAATTCCTATGGTAATACTAGATGGGATTATCACACGAAATATGCTGTAAATAATCCACCTATAGCTTATGTTGATCCAACCGTTAATGCTATACCTAAAATGGGGCAAATGTTAACGTATAAACCTTCTAACTTAGATACTGTTGTATATACGATAAAAGCAGCAGCAGAAGTGATAGTTGTTCCTGATGTTATGCCTGGTGCAACTCGTGCATGGTGGAAGGATGTCTCTCAGACAGCAGCAGAGACCTATGGAGCGTACTTGGCAAGCAATATATGGTATTTCTACCTTCCTGTACGTTTTAACGGTGCTAAGATGGCAGAGCGTACAGAGTTTCTTCTAAATAGAGCTGGCATTAAACGCCGAGATGACCCTTATTACATTGCAGACTAATGGCAGGAATACCAATAGGACTACATGCACCAGGATTGTATGCAAATCATGACGTACATCCTATCCCTGTACCAAAACCAGGTGGAAAAGGGTATTCTCCTGATGTATTTGTAAATGGAAGAGAAGTTCATCGTAATGGAGATGAATTTGTAGAACACACTGCTCCTTTACTACCGCCTCCACCTCCACACTCTGATAAACTTGCTGATGTGAGTAATCCTCGTATTCTGGTTAATGGTAAGATGATTGCAAGACAAGGTGCTCAATTAGTTCCAGGTGGAAATGTACTTTTTGGAAGTCATAGTGTTTACATGTGACCAATCTATGCTATAATATACCAATTTGAGATTATCATGGCACTATACAACGATGGGAACTATGTTCCTGCAAAACCTAAGATTACAAGACAAGGATCTTCTAAAAACACTAAGCTTTCCGCAACTTCACGTAATAAAGCAAGGAAGCGGTATAGAGGACAGGGTAAGTGACTTATCAAGCACTACCTAAAGAATTACATATAAAAAACAGTCCTATAGCAGGTCAAGGTCTTTTTGCGAAAGAAGACATACCTGCTATGATGTATCTTGGTATATCTCATGTGGTAGTGGATAAGGAGATTATGAGAACTCCATTAGGAGGTTTTGTAAATCACTCTGATGACCCTAATTGTATTAAATGGTCAGTAGATCAGGAATGGGGTGATATCTATCATATGAAGACTATCAAGGATATTAAGAAGGGTGAGGAACTATTTTTATGCTATACATTTTATAAAGTAGAATAAAGTCGCTAAATAACTACTGACTTCGTATATTGTCGGTAAATGGCGGCCACGTTGTCCTTTAAGGACATTAATATTACATTTAAGAAGCATCCTGTTACTAATGACTTAGTTGTTAGTAAGGATGCTTCTGCTATTAAGCAGTCAATTGTAAATTTATTGATGACCAATAAGGGTGAGCGTGTATACCAACCAGAGTACGGCAGTGATCTTAGAAGATTTTTATTTGAACCTATGGATTTTGCTACAGCAGCAGCAATCCAGAATAATATTATATCAACCATAAAGAAATTTGAACCACGTATAGGAGTACTGAGTCTGGAAGCTACTCCAAACTTTGATGATAATGGATTTGATGTTGAGATGACATATGAAATACGAGGTACAGATAATCCACCAGTCAATGTAGACTTCTTCCTTGCAAGGACGAGATAATGCCATATACCCAAGTAAACAATTTAGACTTCGCTGATATTAAGACAGCTCTCAAGGACTATATGAGAGCACAGTCAGATTTTACGGACTATGACTTTGAAGGTTCCGTATTAACTAATATGCTTGACGTATTGGCATATAATACGTACTACACAGCGTTCAATACCAATATGGTAGTGAATGAACTGTTCCTTGATTCCTCTACTCTCAGGGACAATGTGGTGTCTCTGGCAAAACAGTTGGGTTATACTCCAAAGTCCATTACTGCACCAAAGGCAGTAGTTGATCTAAGTATAACCTTTAGTAACCTTGCACCAGAAACCGTTGTATTTGAAGCTGGTAGTGGATTTGTTACTAACTACGATGGATCTCTTTACAGATTTGTTGTAGCAGAGGATTATAGAACTGAAGTTAATAATAGGGTTGCAACTTGGACTAATGTTCCCATATATGAAGGATCTTTAATTAATACAAGAACTGTTGTTCAAAATGTAGTATCAGATCAAAGGTTTGTAATTGACAATTCATCTGCTGATACTAATACAATTAGAGTTAAAGTATATGCATCTGGATCTTCAACTGTTTATGATACTTACGAACAAGCAAATAATATATTAGAAATAGGATCTACAGACAAGGTTTTCTTCGTTAATGAAATAGAAGATGAGGGATATGAGTTATTCTTTGGTGATGGTGTTATTGGTAGAAAGCTTGAAGATGGTGAAGTAGTTGATATAAGTTACGTAACAACAAATGGTGATGCTACTAATGGAGTAAAGACATTTAGATTTAATGGTGTTTTGAGAGATGATAGTGGAAATAAGATTTCTCATCCATTTGGTGTTACAGATCTTACTACTGTTGAAAATGCTACTGGTGGAGCAGCAATTGAAAGTATTGATAAGATTAAATTCAATGCTCCTAAGTTCTTTGGATCACAGAATAGAGCAGTAACTGGTAATGACTATAAAGCTATAGTTAGAAACTTATATCCAGCAGTTAGCGATATCATTGTATTTGGTGGCGAAGATCAAGTACCACCTGCATATGGTAAAGTATTTCTTTCCGTGAAACCCACTGATGCCACTACGTTATCAGCATTTACAAAAAATGATTTATCAACAAATCTTAAGAAATATACTGTTGCTTCAGTTAGACCTGAATTTGTAGATCCTTCTATTTTATATGTTGAACTCAATAGTGACATATATTATAGTTCTACAAAGACTAAACTGTTACCTGCTGAAATTGCAGCAATATCAACTTCTGCAATTCAAGAGTATTTGAAATCATCAGGAACAGAGAAGTTTAATGGTAAGTTCAGATATAGTAAGTTTATCAGTGTTATAGATGGAGCAGATCGTTCTATAAATTCAAATGAAACTGATATTGTTATGAGGAAGGATTTCATAGCACAGATCAATTCATCTGCGTATTATGAAGTTTGTTATCAGAATCCTTTTCTTATAGATTGTGATAATCCTGTAGTTTGGTCTACTGGCATGACAACCTTTGAGTTTCCTAATTATACCTCATATCTTGAAGATAGAAAAGGCAAATTGGTGCTATATAGACTAGATTCTCTGACTGGTGAGAAGATCTTATTAGATGATTCAGTTGGAACTGTTAATTATGAAAAAGGTGAAGTTGAAATGTTTAACTTTACTATCTTAAAAGGTAGTTTTTCAGACAATCGTATTGAATTACGAGTGAAGCCTGCTAATAAGGATATTGAAGTTAAGCGTGAGGCATATCTAGATGTAGATGTGTCACAAAGTAAATTCGTTGCATATAAAGAAGAGTAGTGCCTAAAACTGCCAATAAAGTCTCATTCTTAATTGAGTCACAACTGCCAGATTTTATCAATGAAGAGTATGAACTGTTTTCTAAGTTTATACAGAAGTATTATGAGCAGCTAGAGATTCAAGGACAACCTTTGGATATTATTAATAATATCCAAACTTATGCTGACATTGATTATTACGAGAAGAATATATTAAATCAGACAACAACTGTTGATTCGTTTGTTACATCTACTTCTGATGTAATTACTGTTGTTGATACTAGCTCTTTTCCTAAGAGTGGATATATTAAGATAGAAGATGAAATATGTTTCTATGGGAATAAGACTGCCACTGATTTTCTAGAAGTTAGTCGTGGAGTAAGTGGTAACACAAAGCTTGGAGATCTTTATAGTACTAGTACATTTGTTACAACACAGGCAGCAGATCATTTGTCTGGATCTACTGTACAGAATATAAGTAATCTTTTCTTATATGCTCTTGTAAAAAGTTTTGAAAAACAATACCTTGCTGATTTTCCAGAATCGTATCTTAAAGATGGTGTTGATAAAAGAACTCTTATTAAACATATAAGTTCTTTCTATCAATCAAAGGGAACTGATAGTTCAGTTAAATTCTTATTTAAGTGTCTTATTGATACTGATAAAGAACCAGAAGTTTCATACCCAAGAGATCATACTTTAAAAGCATCAGAGTCTAATTGGATAAAGAATTATTCACTTAAGGCAAAAGTTTTATCTGGTGATGTTAATACTCTTATTGGAAAGAAAATAACACAAACAGATGGAGATTATGCATCTGCTGTAGTTGATAATGTTAGGTATTCTGGTAAGTTTGACGGTGAAGAATTATATGAACTTATATTAAATGAAGCAAGTGTTAATGGTAACTTTTCTATTGCAGCAAGGACTAAATTAACAAAAGAAGTTGATGCCAATATTGGTATTGGTGATAGGATTGATGTGTTTTCCACAATGGCGTGGAATAAGAAAGGATCATTTAATTTAGATGATGAAGTTATAACATATGATGATAAAAATGTAAATCAATTTGTAGTTAAAACTAGGACTGGTACTGGAGCACATCCTATAGGAACTCCTGTAACATATGGTGCTAACGTCTCTGGTAATGGTGTAGAATTATTAGTATTTGGTGTTTTATATAATTTAGAGAATGAAGTAGAAGCACCTTATTCCAATAAAAATGATAGGGTAGAGATTTCTGAGTCTGGATTTACAACAACAGATCCTAGAATAGTTGATTCACAAAATAATATAAGGTGGATTACTAGTACTGGTACTGCTGCTATAGCAGATCTCAATCCCAATGTATCAGCAATCTTTGAGGATGGTGAAGGGTATTATATTACTTCTTCTGGATTTCCATCACATGCTATTGGTACATTACCTTCTGATGCACAAGATCAGAAGCTTTTAAAGATTATTAGAAAACATCCTATCTCTGTAACCGAGACATATGAGACTCAGTATAGAGATGTTGGTATTGCTATGAATGGTATTCCATTTATGGGATATAAAGATGAGGATGCAATTCTTAATGGTGCTATTCAGAAGATTAGTGTAGATACAAGAGGTGATGGTTATAAGAAACCTCCATATGTATTAATTAATAACGTACCTTCTCTTGCAAGAGCGAAACTTGCTGGTGAAGTAGTTGAATCTATCATTGTTGATACTCCTGGTGATTATACAACAGTTCCAACTGTGGATATTGTATCTGGTAGGAATGGAAAGGGTACAGCAGTTATTAGTAATGGAGTAATAACAAGTATTACTATTGATAATACTGGTGAGTATTATTCATCTCCACCAGAAGTTAGAATTACAGATAAAGCAGGTAAAGGAAGATTTGCTGACTATATTACTGAAGTCTCAAATACTGGTCAGATAACAGGATTTGTTAAAGTTAATGGTGGAAGTCTTTATACTAGTGAAAATGTAGTGGTTGAAATCCTTTCTGTTGGAGGTAAAGCAACCGCAACTGCTTCTATTAAAGAATGGAGAAAAGATAGGTATTATAAAAATCAAACAAGCTTAGATGCCGATAATGGTTATTGGTTCAAGAACTTTGATATTTCTTTAGGACAGGGGTATTCTTATTACGCATCTCCTACTACATTAAGAGCAAATGACACTGGGGTATCCCATTCACCTATTCTAGGGTTTGCATATGATGGTAACCCCATATATGGTGCTTATGGATACAGTGATGCTGTAGATTCTTCAAGTTCTGTGGTAAGAATGGTGTCTAGTTATTCTAAGAATACTGGTAGAATAGGTGGTCCTTCAACTACAACATATCCAATAGGAACTTTTATAAACGATTGGACTTATGTTGATGAATCTGGTTCTTTAGATGCTAATAATGGAAGGTATTGTGTAACACCAGAATTTCCAGAAGGAACATATGCATATTTTATTACCGTTAATTCAACAGGAGCTCCAGTATTTCCATATATTTTAGGTAATAATTATTATTCTCTTCCTTTAGATTCTAACTACAATTCTCTTATATCACAAGATGATATTCCAGTTAAAGCTAAAAGACTTAGAACTCCTAATATTGATAATAATGGAGATTTGTCAATTGCATTAATTGATGATGTAAAGAGAGGAGATATAAAATCTGCTTCTATATTTAATAGTGGATCCAATTTTTCTGTTGGAAGTAAATTAGTTATTGATGATAGTGATACTGAGGGATATGGTGCTGCTGGTGAGGTTGATTCGGTAAAAGGTAAAAATGTAGTTTCAATTAATTCACAATCAACTAAAGTACTTTATATTGAACTTTCCTCTAATGCATATTTGTTTGATGGTGATACTATCACACAATCAAATACAGGTGCTACAGGAACTATAGTTGGTGATGTATTCTCATCCAAAAATTTTGCTTTAGATTCTGTATCAGGTACTTTTAGTAGTACAGATGTACTATCATCAAGTACTAAAGTAATATCTCTTTTAGTTGATAAGAATTCATCATACACAAAAGGTTCTATTTTATCACTTAGTGATGGTATTGCAGCACCAGTTGCAAAAGGTGAAGTATTAGAGGGTACAACTGCTCAAAACACAGTTAAGATAAAGGTAACAGATACAGGATTTTCTGTTTCTGAAAGCTTATTTTTGACAAGTTCTAATTTAATTGATACTACTGGATCAAAAATTGTTGCTATTGGATCTTTAAGTGATAATTTGAATATTTTTAGATTGCATGATAATGTAGCACTATTAACAACATCTGATGATCATGGAGTAGCGATTGGAGAAAGTATTGACATCAATATTGATCCAGATGATAGTACAACAGAAACAACATATTATGTAAGAAAAAGAATATATCAAGATATAGTCTTTGAAACCCCAGTCATATCAAGGGTTCTCAAAGATACAGGTGTTGGTAGAGTTGCAATATTAAATGGAGGTAATGATTACACACAAGGAACTTATAATGATGTAGTATTGACTGGTGGATCTGGAGATGGAGCAAAAGCAACTTTGGTAGTTTCTTCTGCTGGTCATATTAACTCTGTGTTCATTACAGATAAAGGATCTGGATATAAAAAGTTTGATGAGTTGGGTATAGGAGATAGTGCAGCAGGTAAGACTAATAATAATACTCCTTCTTTAGTTCTTTCTGTTGATCATGTCGGATTTTCTATTCAGAATCCAGTATTGAATATTGATAATGGCAATGATATTCAAAAAGGAGATCTTTTACTTGTTAATGATGAAATACTTTTAGTTGATAGTACAAATGGAAATGCCATTACAGTTGAGAGAGCACAGAATAATACTATAAGAGCTGATCATTTTGATGGCACTATAGTAACAGTCTATGATGCTGGATATAATCTCAGTTCAGGACATAGTGTTAATGATGGTAGTATTACTTACTATGATAGTAACACACAAAAAGCAACTGTAGCTTGGGATTACACAGAGACTTTAGATACAATAGAATCGGTAAGTTTGAGTACAGTATTCTTTGATCAAGAGGATAGTGAAGGAAATAAGAGACTTGTAAAGGTATCAAGTATTAGCAATCCTGATATTTATTTTGAGATTTCTACTGATGGTACTAATTTCTTAAGAAACCCAGTTATTGATGTTAAGAAATATTACAAGTATAAATTTAATACAACCCACAGTTCAATGGTTGGTTGTGGATTTGATTTTTCTCCAAGTATAAACTTCAATTTAATTTCATCAGAAACAAATAGAGGTGTGGGTTTTGTTGATATTAAGCTTGGTTATGGAGCAAGAATAAGTTCAAACAATTATACCGAAAGAAAAGAATCAAATTTCTTACAATATTATTATTATGATAGAGATGGGATTGTTAATTCTGAAAAATCATATTTGAATTTATCTTTAGATCCCTTACAAGGAAATAAGACTGCAATTTATGTAACGCCAACACAAATAGTATATTCAACTTCTGTTAAAGCTTCCCATGATGGTAGTGGTACTATTGCATATACATCAAAGTCTAGATTTTCTGTTGGAGAAATTAATTCAATAAAAATTACTAATATTGGGATTGATTATAAAAAGATTCCTATTGTAACAGGAATTATAGATGTTGATGGTAATATTGATAATACTGTTGATTGTTATCTAAACAGTACGAATATTGGTGTACCTAGGAATATAAAGATTATTAATAATGGTGGATCATATCATAATGATAGTACATTAACTTCCTCATTTACTTCAAATTATGTTTTTACTCTATCTGGATTTGAAGAGGATTCATTTAAATTAGGAGAAACTGTAGTACAGAAGTCTGGATCTGTTGAGATTGCTAGAGCTAAAGTTACATCTTGGAGAAAGGGATCTAATATTATTCTTGTTAATGAGATTTCAGGTATTTTTAGAGAAAAGGAACAGATAATTGGATTGTCCAGAGGCAAAGTAGCAACAATTGAAAGTATTAATTATAATCAGTTTTCTCCTGTTATTAATACATATTATGATAATTTAGGATATTATAAATCTGATCATGGAAAAGTTAGTGATTCTAATCAAAGGATAACTGATTCTTTTTATTATCAAGATTATTCATATCTTATTAAATCAGAAACTCCAATTAATACATGGAGATCATTAATAAAAGAAACTACTCATCCTGCTGGATTTAAATTATTTGGTGAAGTTATAATTGATTCTTCTGCTCAAGCAAAAATGAGCGAAGATACCAAAACAAGTAGAGTAAGTGTTATTCAGGTTTGGGATCCAGAGAAAAATAATATTACTGTAGTTAATACAAGAAGACAGATTACTCAAAGCATAGCTTTGATGAAAAATCTAAATGTTGAGAAGGGAAAAGGATCTGTATCAATTGATACAAAAAATACTGCTGAGATAAAAGCAAATACTGTTACTTTAAATGGAACATTTGATGGTGCTCTTAGTAACAAAGGTAATCTTTCAGGAACTAAAGAGTTTAATTTGATTGATGGTGATGGAAATGTTCTTAAACCATACAACGAGCAATCTTTAGTAATAACACTTGATGGTATATTACAAGAGCCTGGTATTTCATATACTGTTGTTGAAGATAAAATTACATTTGCTCAACCACCATTAGTAGGTGTTACTTTCCACGGAAGATGGTTCCAGTTTAAAGATGATTCATTAAATGCGAAACATCTTAAGAAGATTAAGAATATTTTCCAGAAGAATGGTAGATGGATTGATGCTGCTAATCAGATTGAGATGAATAGAGAGTTTATTCAATCTGAAACTCTTGGTTTTATTAAAAATAAGTATCCAGAATTTACTTGGGGTACTACAGAGACTAAGTGTTATCGTGATATTGGATATATTATTGATGCTTTTGCTCATGATATAAGATTTGGTGGAAACCAGAAAACTATTGCTAATGCTGAAAAATATTTCACTGGTGGGGTACTTAGTTCTTTAACTGGTGATGCTATATTAACTGATGCTGCAACAGGAGATAAGACTTCAGAATTAGAAGCAGCAGTTGAAGCTTATGAACATGCTGTTGGACTTGCTAAAAAAGCAGTTAATAATGAATTAACTACTGGTACTTTCACTACAGTAGTTCCATATTCAAATAGCAATATAATATTAGATTCTGATCCCAAATGTGAAGATGTTTTATCTGCTTTGGAAACCTTATATGGTGTCTTGAAGACAATATTAAACAACGGTGTAGGAACTATAGATGTTTCTTATGCTGATTATTTTGATGGTGAGAATACTATATTTGAATTATATTATGAAGATGGAACCCCTGTAGATACCCAAGTAAATGAAGATCTATTCATCGCATTGAGTGGGGTTCTACAACACAATCCTGCTTATATTATTGATAGAACTTCTCTTCCAAATAAAGTTGTATTTGACAGTCCACCATTATGGGGTCAGGAATCAAATACAAAGACATTACAAGAACCCATAGCAGTAGAGAAGTTTTTTGCACATGGAGTTGGAAGTTATATAAGATGTGGTATTAACAATGCTGGTATCTCCAGTAAAGGATCTAATGGACCATTCTTAATTCTTGATTCTGAAAGTGAAATAAAGGTTATTTCTGATCCAGAATTTGCTTTAGTCTTTATTGATGGTGTTCTACAAAGAGTAAATAAATCTTATACAATTAGTGGACCTACTATAAGATTCAATAAGAATATATTCGCAGGTAATAATGTAGAGATCCTTGTATTATATGGAAGAGATATTGATCCTGTTATAACATTATATGATTACGAGAAGAATCAATATTATAATGAAATTATTTTAACTTGTGCTTCTGCTTCCAATGATTTCTCTGAATGGGAAAAATGGTATGGTGAAACTAGTGATTTCTTCCAAGTTGCATATCAGAAGATTAATGGAAAGAAAGTATTCATTGGTAATGTTAAAAGTTATGAGGTATATCGGGGTGGAGGACAGTTAACAGTTCTTGATCAAATAACGATTACTATTTCTGGTGGTAATCCTAATATGGATGACTCTAGTATATTTTTTGCAGGAATGCCTGATTTCAGTGATGAGTATGAATTAATAGGTGTAGATCCAGCTGGTGTTTCTGTTGATATAGTTAGAGACGATAGTAATGACTATAGGATGCAGAGGAATTCTGCTACTTGGTTGTATGGAACAAAGAGAGCAGATGAAGCTTTCTATGAGAGAAAGAGAGGTGGTGCTAATATAATTGCTGGTGACACTATTAAAATTGATGGGGAAGATTACTATAGGACAGTTAATGAACTGCCACAGTATGTCACACCAAAAACATATATTGCAGGTGATGATCCTTCTCAAAGTTTCTTTGGTAAGGTTTCAACATCATTGTATGCTGGAGATGTAAGAGGTGTTGGTCTTAGTGTAACTTGTGAGGTTACTAATGGTTCTGTAACATCTATATCATGGAATAGAACAGATTTCCAATTATTATATGATACTGGTGTACTAAAACCATCAGGTGCTAAAGATTACTATACAACACCTATATTACATTTCATTCCTGTAGATCAACAGGGTGGAGGTGCTAGAGCTGAAGTAGTTGTTTCTGATGGTAATGTAGTTGATGTAGTATTAACTGCATCTGGTTCTGGATATACTAAAGCACCTCTTGTTGTAACAGCAAGACAATATGATATTATTAAACAACGTGGTAGGAAGATTGATAGTCTGCTTACACTTTTAATCAAATCAGATCTAATCAAACCATCTCCTGTTACTATTAGCTCAGAATTTAGTTGGGAGAAGAGAGTTGAATTAGGTCCAGGTCAACTTGATCTTGATATGAAGATCACTACACCAGATGGAGCTAAACAGAAGATTACTCTTATTCTACAGAAGAAGATTGATCTATCTCCAATACCTTTAATACAGTCCAGACTTATATGGCATGGTGCTTCTTATGCTTCAGTTAGCAATCCTACAATTCAATTAGGATTCCAAGGAACCAGTATTATTGAGCTTGGTCATAAGGTACAATGCCGTAAGCCATTTGTTTACATAGATCCAATTGGAAGAAGGATAGTTGATGATGGTGAATGCCCTATAGGTCAATACAAATTGAATGGTGTATGTACAGATATAGGTGGTTTAGATCCTATTGGTCCATCAGAAAAAGTTAAATGGTATAATGCTGGATTTGTTGATTTAAGAAGAATTGATTATAAGACACCTTATCATCAAGGAACATTAGGTCCAAGATTCTTACAGTGGGAGGGTGCTAAATTCATGAGCACTGGTGATATTGTATCCAACGCAGGATACAGTGTTTCCGCATATACTATTCAAGAGTGGGAAGGATTTGATTTGCAACTACAGGAATTTGAAGATAATGCAAATACTATGGTTGCTGATAATGCATACCTATTCAATGTTGGTTATCCATCTATAAATCATTATTTGACTATATTAGACACTGCTGATTTGACTGATGCAAATGGTAGTGGATACAATGCAACTAATGAAACTGTTTATGCAAATACTACCAATTTTGCATCATCAGGAACTATTTTAATTGGTAGAGAACAAATTTCATACACAAGCAAATTGAGTGATCGTTTCTTGGGTTGTACACGTGGTGCGAACAATTCTCCTATTGAAGAGCATCTCATTGGAACCCATATTAGAAACGCACTATAAATAAGTTATAAATAAACTTGATTCGGCTTACTATAAACCAAGGCACAGCGAACAATGGCAGCTATTATTTCAGAAAAATTTAGAATCTTCAATGCGAAGCAATTCTTAGAATCTCTCAGTGAAGCTGAGAAGACACATATGTATTTCTTTGTGGGACGCTCAAATAAATGGGACGCACACTTAGAACTCTTTAACATAAGCGGAACTTTCCAAGTAGGTGAGACAGTTACTTTTGGTTCGGGTGGAACTGGAGTAGTTGCTGATGGAGGTGTTCTTGCTAACAGTTTATTGTTGAAGAATATTGGTCCTACAGCACTTACTACACCTACATTTAAAACTAGTGTTACTGGTGGAACTTCAGGTGCTACTGCTTTCTCTGGATCTTACAGATATGCTACGGAAGAAATTCCTCCTGCACCAATTGATAACCAATCAGAGAAGCAGACTGTATATCAAGAGTTAATCGCTGCCAAAAGAATTACCTCTTCCTTTGCTCGTCTTGTTGTTCCTCGTTACAATTGGAGTACATCGCTGAATCCAAAGTTTGACATGTACCGTCCTAATTACGCACCTACTGCTGGTGGTGGAGGTACTATTGGTGTACAGACTGCTCTTAATGATACTTCATTACCTGGATCTAAGTTCTATGTGATGAATGGAGAGTATGAAGTATTCAAGTGCCTATACAATGGTGAGAATGCTGCTAATCCAACTGGACAGAATGTAACATATGAACCAAAGTCATCACCTAGTGGTGGACAAGGAACATTTGCTAATGGTGTATACACTGAACCTGCTGGTACAGGTGGATACGTCTGGAAGCACATGTACACCCTTACAACAGGCGATGTACTTGCATTCCTATCTACAGACTTTATGCCTATTGCTGCTTCTGGAGAAGCATCTAGGGTAGCTGCTGAAGCACTTGCAGTTGATGGTGGTGTTCATGTTGTATTGGATAATGCACAAGGAACTACTGGATTACCAGCTGATGAGACATTATATACATCAATCGTTGGTGATGGTACTGGTGGTATAGTTAAATTTGTAACTACTGCTGGTGGTGGTATATCAAGTGTAGAAATTGAAGCTCCAGGTTCTGGATACACTTATGCTAGTGTTATACTATCCCAAGCAACAGTATTCACTGATGCTGGACTTACAAGTGCTTATGGTAGTGCATTTACTGCTGTAGGTGGATTTGAATTAATTATTTCACCTGAAGGTGGTCATGGTTCTAATGCTGAAGCAGAACTATTTGCTAAGAGAGTTATGACGAATATTCGTCTAACTTATGCTGAAGGTTCTGGAGACTTCCCTGTAGATAATGATTTCCGTAGAATCGGAATTATTCAAGATCCATTAGATTATGGAACAAATAATGTTGCTACTGATCCAACATTACGTGGAACAAGTGCTGTTAAATTGAATGGTGCTACTGCTGATTATGTTGCTGATGAGACGATTACCCAAACTGTTACAGGTGGTACTGCGAAAGGTACTGTAGTTTCTTGGGATTCTACTAATGGTATTTTGAAATATTTCCAATCACCTCAACTTCATACTGATGGTGGTAAAGTACTTGCATTTGAATCCAATGCTGCTAATGCAGTTGTTGGAGGAACATCAACTGCTTCTGGCACTGTTGATACATCACAGCAAGTTGGACTATTGGATGTTTCATTTACTGGAGGTTTATCAACCCCTGAGATTGAACCTAACTCTGGAGATATCGTATACATAGAGAACAGAAGATTAATTACTAGAGCTCCCGATCAGATTGAGGACATTAAGCTAGTAATTGAATTCTAATCAATCCAAAGTTAGAACAAACGTGAGATGCCTCAGAAGACGAACCTAAACGTAGCTCCATACTACGATGATTTTGACCAGGATAAGAACTTCTACAAGGTGCTCTTTCGCCCTGGATATTCAATCCAAGCGAGAGAGTTAACCCAGTTACAGTCTATTCTTCAGAATCAGATTGAGCAATTTGGAAAATATTCCTTCAAACAGGGTGAATTAGTTATTCCTGGTGAGGTAGGTCTTAATACCAAATTATCTTATGTTAAGTTATCTTCTGTATCAGAGATTCCTATAAACCAAGATGGAAAAGTTGTTTATAAGAAGTATGATATTGAAGCTTTAAAGGGGCATAAATTAAAAGGTTTAACATCTGGTGTTATTGGTACAGTAGTTTCTACTAAGTATGCTACAGATATATCATCAGATGTTGTTTATGTAAACTATACAAATAGTGGTGATGCAGGTAATGAGGAGACATTCCGACAAGGTGAGACCTTAGAGGTCGTAGATGGCGTTAATACACCACTCCTAGTGGTTGGAACCGATGGAAGCGTACTTCCTACTAGTATTTCTATTACTGATCCTGACACAGGTGTATCAGCGTCCCTAGAGAGCACTGCTATGGGATATGCTTCTGCTGTTCAGGTAGAAGAAGGTATTTACTTTGTTAATGGATATTTTGTAAAGAATAAGTCTCAGTTACTTGTTATTGATGATTATTATGATAAACCATCAGCAAAGGTTGGTTTTAAAATAGATGAGAGTCTTATTACTCCTGAAGAAGATACTACTCTATATGATAATGCAATTGGATCTAGTAATTTCTCTTCTCCAGGATCACATAGATTAAAAATTGAACTCACTATAGTTAAATACGATCTTGGTGAGATCACAGATAAGAATTTCATTCAGTTGCTTACTGTTAGAAGAGGTGCTGTACAATCACAAGTAGTACAAACAGACTACTCTCTTCTTGAGCAGACTTTAGCAAGAAGAACTTTTGATGAGTCTGGTGATTATGTTGTTGATAATTTCTCTTTAGATGTTAGGGAGTACTATCAAAAGAATGGCAATCTTGGTGTATATCCAGTAGACGAGTTTGGACAAGTTAATGGATTTACCACAACAGAAGCAGAAGATAAGTTATTAGCTAGTGTTGGACCAGGTAAAGCTTATATTAAAGGTTATGAGATTGTTAATAAGGAAACAAAATATCTTCCTATTAATAAAGCAAGAGAGACACTTAATAGAGAAGATATTCGTTTAAAGACATCTGGGTTACCAACCTATAAGATTACCAACACTTATAATACAATACCTCTTAATGCAGAAGGTTCTGAGTTAAGTGCTTATCCTAATATATTTCTTTCTTCTCTTTTTAATGATGGATCAATTGGGTTGAATAATAGTGAATCCGCTACAGATTCAAAACAAACAACAAATCGTAGAGGTACTTTCTTTGACACTAATAGTGGTGTTAGAACAATCTATATTGAAATACATGCTGATTCAGTAACTAAGTATAATGCTTTATCTGATGCAAATTGGTTAAATGATTATGCTGGCGGTGGATTGTCAGAAATTGCTATTATTACAAGTAGAGTAGGTACTACAACTACTCCTAATGGATATAAAGATATTACTCCTATTGCATTTTCAAAAGTTAATAGAAAGGAATGGAATTCAAGTACATCTGCATTTGTACTAGAGCTTACAGTTACTGCTAATAAAGATATATTAGATCAGTTTCTATTAGAATATGATGCTGGTGATGCTGGTTCTAAAAGAGAGATATATTGGAGACATGAGGATGCAATGGCTCAAGGTGAAGCTACACCTCCTGTACCATTAGGACATATTATTGATTACAATGAAACATTTACTCCTGTAATTGGAACAGTAAAACCAAGTAATATAACTCTTACCGAGAAAGGTTCTGGATTTAATCCAGATACTGATATAATTCTTTCAAAAGGTAGACAGTCTAATGGAGATGCCATTTATAATACTATATTTGGAATGTCCTATTTTGATCCTCAATTCTTCACTAAAATTATTTTAGATAGTCCTTTAAATTATGAAGGTAAGGACGAAAAATACTTTGCTCCTGGACGTTATGTGTATGGTATTGAAAGTGGTGCTTATGGTGTTGTAGAAGGAGAATCACTTGGTAAGTACACAAGTACCAGAACACTTATGGTTAAGACCCTTTTTGGGCAGTTTAAGTCGGGAGAAACTATTAGAGATGAGAATAATAATATAGTAAAGATTGCAAAGGATAATACTATTTCTCACTTTATTGTTAATAATAGGGGTGGAAATTATTCAACTGGAAGTTTTCTTAGAATAGATGGTGTTGATTATGATGATTCTAAAATTTCATTACCTATAGAAGCAGTTGGTGGAACTATCACTAGTGTGACAATTAAAGATAGGAAAGGTGTTAATGTTGAATATTCAAGACCTCCTGTTGTAGTTGTTGTTCAATCTCCAAGTTCAAGTGCAACACCAAGTGCTGCTGTTGTTACTCCTGTTCTTGTTAGAAATGCAGTAACAACCTATACACCACAAAATGTAAAATCTTTCTTCTCTAAGTTTGGTTCTGGTAGTATAAACACATTTACTTCTGATGTTGAATTAACTAAAGAAGTATATTCAGAAGTTAAGCCTGTAACAGACTTTACTTTTAGTGGTGAACAGGGAAGGAAATATCTTGAATGTAATGGATTTGGTGGAGATAGTACAAAAGTACTACAACAAGGAGATTTAATTCAATTTACTGATTCAACAGATACTATTCTTCGTTGTATAGTACAACATGCAACAAAACCTGAGGGAGTACTTAAATCTAGAATTTATCTTGATAGGTCACTACCTGCTCCTGTAAGTAATAGTAGTGTAGTTAGAGTACGTCCTTCAATTGATAACTTCAATCAAGGAACTCTTTTATATAAAACAGGAACTAATCAGGTTAGTTCAATTGTTGCAGATAGTGAAGATTCTAAGATATCATATTTCTTAAGAAGAGATTTTGTTAGTAATGGATCGGGTGGAGCTGGAATGATTACATTCGCTGCCCAATTGCCTTTTGGAACTCAAAGATTTGTTTCATTTGATGAAAGTAATTTCCTTGTAACAATTTTAAATCCAGGTGATGCTCCTGATATTGCTAAAGGTGATGTAATATATCTTACTTCTGATCAGGTAAGTATTACATCTTCTGTTGATTCTGCTAGTGGTTTAACTGCTGGTAGTGTATCTCTTTCATTTTCTGAAGGTTATTTTGGAACAATTCCTACAAATGGAACATATCCAACATTAAAGTTAACTGCCACATTAGAAGTTAGTAAAGCAAAACCAAGATTGAAGACAGCAATTGTCAATAAGAGAATTGTAATTGATTCTGTTGGTGATAATATTGTTCCTTTTAGAGGAAAAGATTATGATGGAGATAGTTTAGTAGTATACAGTTATGCAGATGCATATAAACTTAAATATGTTTATGAAGGTACTACATCTACTCCACCTACTGTAGATAGAAATGGAAATCTACTTAGTGGTACTGATGTTACTAATAGATTTACTTTTGATGATGGACAGAGAGATACAATATATGATTTATCAAGAATTGTTTTAAAACCAGGAGCAGATACACCAACTGGTCAATTGGTTGTTTGTTTTGATTATTTTGAACATACTCAAGGTGATTTCTGTTGTGTTGATTCCTATTTACATGAAGCTGGTGTTGGTCCAGAAGATATACCATCTTTCAATTCACCTGCTTTAGGTAAGGTATCCTTATCTGATGTACTTGATTTCAGACCAAAGGTTGATAATGATTCAATAACAGCTGGATTCCAAAACAATTCATTGTTATCTTCTTCTAATACAAGATCATTTACAGGAACTGGTGGTATTGTTTCTAGTACACCTGCATCCGATTCTAATTTAGAGTATACTTTTACATTTACACAAAAGCAATATTTGGATAGGATTGATGGTTTATTCTTGAATAAGAAAGGGGAATTTATTATCAAAGAAGGAAATTCTTCTTTAAACCCATCCAAACCAGATCCTCTTAATGATGCTATTTCTCTGTATTACATGTATGTACCTGCGTTTACAGAGTCTAATAAAGATATAAGGATTGTACCTGTTGATAACAAGCGTTATACAATGCGTGACATTGGTAAGCTTGAAAAACGTATTGAGAGATTAGAATATTACACTACATTAAGTGTTTTAGAACAACAAGCACTTAATATGCATGTCACTGATTCTGCTGGAATTAATCGCTTTAAGAGTGGTTTCATTGTAGACAATTTTGAGACACATAAGATTGGATCTCTTAAATCAGTTGACTATAAGTGTTCTATTGATACACAACAATCAGTTTTGAGACCACAATCTAGAGAAGATTCATTTAGATTGGAAGAAGTTAATACTAGAGATGATCAAAGATCAGTTTCAGGTTATAAGAAATCTGGAGATGTTATTACTCTTCCATATACAGAATTGGAATTACTTGGCAACTCTTTCGGTACTAAGACAATCAATCCAAATCCATTTGTTGTCCTTCAGTATGTTGGTGATTCTTTTATCGCACCATCATCAGATTCTTGGTATGACACTAGTGTAGCACCTCTTGTTACAGATAACAATACTAACTTATACTCAATCTTCCTTGCTAAGAATGAATTAAAGGATGCTTTCTCAAGCTTGTATAATTCATATAAGATCAATTGGATTGGTGCTGATAGAGCATTCTTTAATATAGGATCATTTGCCGAAACCAATAGTAATATATCTGACACTAGTGTAACTAGTGCTTCTGTTGGAAGTTCTTCAAATATTAGTCCACAAAATAATGAGATTGGTAAAGGAATTGCTACTAGAGGAGTAGGTTCTAATGTAGTTGCTACATCTTTATCATTCTTTGCAAGAAGTATTCCTGTTCATTATAAGATTAGTCGTCTTAAGCCTAATACAAATATCAGTGTCTTTATGGAAGGACAAGATATTTCTCGTTGGGTTAATCCTGACTTTAGATATACTGGTACTGCTGGAAACTCACTTTCATCTTTCAATACTCCTGTTACTACAGATGAGAATGGTAATGCTAGTGGTATTATCTTAATACCTGCTGGACAACCACCTAGAGAGAATACTACATGGACTGGAAATGTTGATACTGTATCATATGATACAGATGCTAATGAGGTTAGATTTACTACTGGTGCAAAAACAATCAGGTTTACTTCAAGCTCTACTAATGCTAATAAGAATGATGTAGAAACTTATGCAGAGATAAAGTACTATGCTACTGGTGTAATTCCAGAGAATCCATCTTCTATAGTTTCAACTTCTCCTGCTTTCTTTAAGTCTAATGAAGGTACGCAGATAGTTGATAGTAATACAGATAATCCATCTAGACCTAATCCACTTGCACAGACATTTACTGTTGATGGATTTGATGGTGGATTGTTTGTTACTAGTGTTGATCTATTTTTCGCACAGAAGAGCTCTAATATTCCTATTAGAGTATATCTAACAGATGTTGATAATGGAAAGCCTGGAAAGAATATTATACCAGGAACACAAAAAGTTCTCAATCCAGATACTTATTTGAGAGTAGTTGCTAGTGATACTCTTACATTGACAAAAGGAGAAAAGGTAACTGGAGTATCATCTAATGCTTCTGGTCCTGTTTCTCGTGTTTTTGATAAGAATAATATTGAAGTAACTCCTTCTGCTACAGGATTATTTACTTTAACTAATGATCAAGTCTATACTTTATTGTTGGGTAATCATAATGGTATAGATTTCAAACAAGATGAGAATTTATCAGTTTCTAGTATAACTACTGCCAATAATACTAACAATACTACTTTATTATTGAAAATTGTTAAAGATTCTGGTAGAGTTACTGATTTGAAGATTAAGAATACTGGTTATGATTATGATTCTGCTATTGTAACTATTGAAAGTCCTCAACTTCCTGGTGGTGGTAATGCTACTGCTACTGTAAGAGTTTCTGGAAATAAAGTTTATCATACAGAATTGGTACTTGCTGGTTCAGAATATACAGAACCACCTTCTGTTGTTATACGTGGAACAGGTACTGGTAATGCTGGTGCTGAGATTGAATCATTTATTACTATTGATTCTCCAGCAGTTCGTATGGGTATTGCAATTGATGAGGTTGGAGTAACTAATTCTACAATCCCAACTAAGTTTGATTTTGATTATCCAGTTTATTTACAGAATGAAACTGAATATTCTCTTGTTGTTGAAACAGATTCTATTGATTATCAAATATGGGCTTCTGCTCTAGGCGAATCTGATATTGCTACAAGCACAACAGTAACTACTCAACCTTCTCTTGGTTCTCTCTTTAAATCTCAAAATACTAATGTTTGGACAGAAGATCTATTTGAGGATATTAAGTATAAGATACATCGTGCAGAATTTGATATTACAAGACCAGCAGAATTGTTATTAACTAATGAAGATCTTGGATATGAAAAATTGTCTATGAATCCTATTCAAACTGATGCAACTTCAAATTCAACTGCAACATCATCTCTATTTAAAAATAATAACTTTAATGTTAAAGTAAATCATTCTGATAATGGATTTGATCCTGATGGAAAATCATATGTATTCTTTAAAGGCACATCTGATGTTGGTGGTGTAACAGCAATTCAATTAAATTCAGAGTTATTTAAAGTTAATAACACAGGTGTTGATCATTATACTATAACATCTTCTAATAGAGCATCCTCAACTTCAACTGGTGGTGGAACAGTATTAGCATCATACAATAGAAAGTTTGAAAAGCTTCATGCTATAGTTCCAAATCTATCATTTACACAGACTAAGGTTGATAGTTCAGTTAAAACAACGAATGTTTCTCCTATTGATGATAATGTTGGTACATTCACTTCATATTCACAAACTAATTACGAGAAAACTTTCTTGAATGAGGATTTCTTCTTTATTAATCAGAAAATACTTTCTTCTAGAATTAATGAGATATCTAATAATATTAGTAGATCTTTAGAATATAAGATTGATATTTCTAGTACTGTTTCTCACTTGTCTCCATTAATTGATTTGTCTAGAGCTTCAGTAAAAACAATTACAAATAGAGTAGAAAATCCTAAAGGAAATGAAGATAGATTTGGTCGTAGAGATCAATTATTAGAATTCTATCCTGTATATCAGTTTGAAACTAATGGTGTTGATATTGCTAATGGAGAATCAATTACTGCTGGTGGTCAGAAATTGGAAGGAGGAACTAGTGGTGCTATTGGAGATATTGTTAAAGTAGTAGGATCAGAAGTATATGTTAAAGTCAAAACCAATGATACATTTGTACCAGGTGAATCTTTAACTTTTGCTGCTGATACTTTTGCTGGTGCTGTTACTGTTGCTAGTACTTCTAATGTAACTATAGTACCTTTTGATATACCTGATGTTTTATCACCACCATCATATGTAACGGCTAGAAACCCAGGTGTTCCAGCAGATACATATGATAATAAAATTTCTGGTAGAGTCTTATTATGGAATGAGCAATCTAGGGTTCTTACTGTAACTAACGATAAGCAACCTATTAATAATGATTATACTGCTACTATTAATAGTAGTGCTAATTATACTAGAAATGCAGTTGTTGATTCACAGGATAGTGATATATTCCGTGCTGGAGGTACTTCTGCTCTTGGAGATATTATTTCATATACTGATCAGGACGCAGATAAACAGCTTTTCATAGAAGTATCTAAAGTATCTTATACTAATGGTATTGAATATACAAGTGATATTCAATCTAAGGATAGTTCAAGTATCGCTAAATATGTAACGAAAGAAGTAGCGATTCAAAACCCTGCCACTTCAATTGATCTTAAGATCACAGCAAATACAAGTGAAATTGAAAACATTTTAATTCTTTATAGAACTAAGAAGTCTTCTTCTCAAGAGAACTTTGAAGACATTGAATGGATTAAGTTTAATGATACTGGATTACCAGATGTTAGTATGATTGCAACTGCTGAGAATTCTATTAGTGGTATTACAGAAAAACAATCTTCTTATCAGGAGTTGAGTTACAGTGTTGAAGATCTTCCTGAGTTCTCATCATTTGCCATAAAGGTCGTAATGAAATCATCAAACCCTGCATTTGTACCGAAGATCCAAGATCTACGGGCTGTAGCATCATACTAAAGGATCCCCATCATGCCA